GTACGAACGAAGTGCTTCATGCCGTTCGGAACGTCCGTGATCAGGTAATACGAATCGGTGTCTGTCAGGTAGTGGTTGACAGAGTAGCCTTCCGGGATCGTACCATTGGTCTTGATCGCGTTGATGTCGTTATCGGCAGTTGCTGTGCGGAGTTCAGTCTCCAGCAGTCGCGTAGCCACGAACATCAGGTTCGGCGGAACGATCAGCTTACGCGGGCGAGACGCGATAAGCAGACCGCGCTCATCCTTCCAGCCAGCAATCTGAATGACAGCGGCCTCAAGCGAGGTCTCATTCAGGTCAGCGGGGGTGGACTGCGTGTTGCTGTTCGTGGCACCAGACACCAACGGGTGAGCGGTGTTGAACAGGGTAACGCCGTCACCCGACACAAACGAGCCACCAGAGAAGCCGTTGTTCAGCGGGAAAGCCGCCTTAACCTGCTTCGTGTAGGCCATCGAACGGGCGAGAGCCTTGGTGTAACGCGAGGAGAGCGAATCGTACAGGTTATCTTCCATCGCCTCTTCGGTGATGGAGAAGCCCATAGCAATGGTCTCGTGGTTGTAACGGGCGGTCCAGACTTCCTGCGCGTTGTCGTAGCGGATGGCAGAGCCTTCGGCCTTAACCGGGGCAGTGCCGAAGCCCGAAAGCTTCAGTTCCTCTTCGAACGAACGCTCAGAGGTCTCTGTTTCGTAGATCGCCTCGTCTTCGTTTTCGTACTTCTTATATTCAAGACCGAACAGGGCGTTTAGACCCGGAAGCAGTTCCTTGAGAAGTTGTGCGCGTGAAATAGCCATTTTCTATATTCTCCTATTACACGCCGCGCGGGTTCATGTACGAATGACCGTAGGTCATTGTCACTGTCGAGTTCTGTGCGTTGGTGTCGCCAGCCGCGTAAACGGCATTCGGCATATTCCACTTAACAAGAACATCAGTGTAGGCATCGCCAACAGTCGAATCGGGACCGTCAACAAAGCCGACAATACGCAGCGGAAGTGTTGCAGTTGTCGCCGCAGCAGTGCCCAGCGGAGTGGTTGAGTTACCATTGAGTGTGTTACCCGAGGATGTGCCGAGCGCAATGTTTGCGCCAAGATCAGCCTGAGTAATCGAGCCATTCGCCTGAGCCTGCATCACCACATCGGGATCGTCAACCACATAGGCAAAGGCGTCAGTGGCGACCGTGCCCGAGGGCCAGTACTGCTTAAACACCTTGTAGAGGAGGTTGGGATCTGTGTAGGTGCAGCCAACAAACACACCAACCGTGCCAGTGGCGGAGACATTCGATGTGCCTGTTTCGGCAACCACAACACCAGAGGCATTGAGAGAGACGGGCTGACCGTAGAAGATATTTGCGGCGTACGCATTGTTGATCTTGATCAGACGGGTGGAGCCAGCATAGGGCTGACCGCCGATAAGATTAACAGGGCGCAGGCCATAAGGGGCCGGAGTAGAAGCCATGTTATTACCTCGTTATGAGGCGAGGTTTATCCCCGCCCTTTGCCAAAAGTTACCCGCGTTGTGATCTCCGGCTTGGAGAGCGGCATACGCGGATCGTTTTCACGCATGAAGTTGTTTTCCACGGAGACCATCTGGTTCTGGGCGGTCTGACGGTAGTAGTCATCACGCTCAGACATCATTTCTTCCGGGGCCTTACAGAGAAGGAGGCCACCAACTTCAATGTTGTCCTTGAATTCCGACTTGCGGTCACGCAACACGGTAATTTCAGGATGTTCCTCTGCCTTTGCGGGCTCCCATCCCTGACGGAACTTGGACGAAACATTTGTGTTGTCCGAGCTATTCAAAGTAGAGGTGCGGACCCAGCGATAACGCCAGCCATCCTTCTTCTCTGGTTCGGGGAGGACCGTGGGCGGAGCCCAAGACTTCTTGCGCGAAGAAGCTTCGCGATTATCGCTTTCGCGAGGGGTGCGCCTATCCATTCATGGACCTCAATTTCTCAGCAGCGTACTGCTCGATTGTTAATCCGAGGCGCTTAGCGATGGCGACTTCGGATGCCGATAGCTGGATTTTGCGTGGTGGGGTCGAATTTCTTTTTACTGGAGCGACCACTACGCTCTTGTTCTGCTGAGTTGGTTTGCTATCGGCGTAATCCTCATCAGCAGCAATATGCGGGTAACGCTTACGCACTTCCCTGTCGAGCGCATTCCAGTAATCTTCAGTACTGGGGTCAATACGCTCAAAAACTACAAGTCGGTCATGGATGTGCCGCGCGTAATCGGTCATCTCGCGGTCACGACCAAACCAAGTGTTTTTCTTCGCCCATGCCACCGTCCGGGCATCCGGCTGCGGCGGCGGGGTCTGGGGTTGATACTGAGGCGGAGGCTCTGGTTCGAATTCCTCAACCTCAACAGGGCGGAAGCCCCTTACCTTGTCTGCCTCAATCGAGAGGCGCGCAAGATCCTTATGTGCATCAACCTGCTTGTCGATGTCCCCGAGTTCCATAGCCTCCCTGAGACGCCGCTTGGCAACCTCAAGTTCGCTCTCTACTCGGGTCTGCATCTGATCAGCGATAATCGACTGACCGGAATGCAGGGCCTTCTTCAGGTTAGCGTTTTCAGCAATGACGCGCTTTGCATAATCCGCAAGGGCGGACTGCTGGCGTTCAAGCTCCTCTTTCGCACGGCGTTCTTCGTGGTACTCGTACTTGAGCTTGCTTATACGCTTCTTGACCTTATCGCTGTACTGAGAAACCTCATCTTCCTCTGGAAGATCGGGCTCACCAGCACGGCGGGGCCTATTCTTATCTTCAGGCGGAGTATCGTCTACGATCTCTACCTGAAGATCGGTTTCCGCGCCCGCAATCTTGTCGGGCTCCGGTCCTACCGCTTCATTATCTGTGTCGCTCATGCCCGCTCAATCCCTTCCGGATCGTTAAGGGTCGCCTCGACGCTATCGTCGTTGATCAGGCGGAACTCCTTACCCCCTACCTTGAATCGTGTGCCGGAATAAGCACGGAACATGATCCAATTTCCCGGCTCACAATAAGGGCCTTCGGGGAAACGGTCGGGGTCTGAATAACAATCAGGCCCCATGCTGAGGACTTGGCCAACAATACTGGCCGTCTCCTCTTTGGTCTTCAGAACATCCGGTCGGATGATCCCGCCCTTGGTCTTTTCCTCGACCTCCGGCACTACGATAAGAATCCTGTAGCCTGTGGGGCGAGGAAGCTTATCAAGGATTTCTTTCGAAATCTTGCTTTCCGAGTACATGCGTATTCCTACGTTATTGCGCCTTTTGGCGATGGCCACCTTTATGGTGTAAGCCAATAATATATCAAAGAATACTCAAACCCAAAATTAGTCTTCGTCTTTGTTTTTCTTTTCAAGATCAAGTATTTCTCTCTCAGCCATAGCAAGACCAGCAATAACTCCAGTCATATACTTATACTGATGGAAGTCTTGAGCCCCGCCAAGGGCAAGATCATCTGCAAAATCGTTCATCATTTGGCGAATTTTGCCTTTCAATACAAAGAATTCGCTCAATTACCTGCCTCCGATTCGTGCATTTGGAGAGAGCGCCTGACCGACCACTTTAGCCGTTTCCAAGAGGATCTTGTCCTCTTTGTACTTGGCGTCTGTTTCGGCCTGCTTTTCCTTGACCTTGACCGCTTCGTCCTTAATACGAAGCTCTTCACGCTGCATGACTGTGAGCGGGTCATTTTCCTCCTGCTGTTGCTTCGCGGCCTTGGACTCTTCGTTGTGCTGCTGGAGGAGTCGGTCAGCAGCAACGGAGGCCAGTTTCGCGATATCGTTCTCGACATCCGGCGGAAGCTTCTCGCCAATCTGTGGAAGGCTCACGCCAAGCTTGAGTTCAAGCTGACGCCTATAAGAGTAGGCAAAATGCTCAGCAAGATGCTGTTGCATGGCCCCGACGAACGTCTGGGCGTTCGGGCTCTGGGACACAAACTGCTGGTAGATCGGGTCCTGCATAAACGCGGTATGGACCTTGATATGGGCATCGTGGTCCTGTTCGAGGAACACCGTGATCGGCTTGCCAGACATGACGTTCATGTTTTCCGTCACGGGGTCTGTGGATACGGCCTGTTCCTGACTTTGGATGATCAAATCCACGTTCTGCACGTTTAAAGCATGAAGCATCTGCCTGTGCAAAAGTTCCATGTTATACATGCCCGGAGGTGCATTCTGAGCAAGCTGCATCGCCGCCTGATACTGCATGACCTTCTGGGCCATTGTAGAGGCGTTAGGGTCCGACACAGGAATGATATCAACCGGGTCGCCAAAGTCTTGAACCCGGTTTACCGGGGTGTTCTGGTCATCTGACGCAACATACTCGTATTCGGGACCCATATACTCCTTAACGACCTCGGCAATAAGTTTGAATTCTTTGCCAAGTGAGTCATGAACGCGAGCCTGCACGGCAGACATCACTTTCATGGACCGCTCAAGGAGGGCTAGGGTAGTGCCGACAGGAGCTTCGGGGTTTGAATCCCCGATATCCATTTCAGCAATGGAGCCAATTCTACGGCCTTCGTCAACAAGGTTCCCGAGAAGCTGGTAAAGAACACTCGAAGGCTCTTTGTAGGGAAGGAAGGTAATTGAGTCCCGGATATTGCCAGAGGCAACGTCTACGTCCCGGAATTCTCCCGGCATGATCGGGTTGTCGTCGCCCTTGATCCGGAGTCCGCGTGCCTTAAGTCCTCCCGGTAGGTTTGACAGAGTGCCAGCATCAACAAGTTGGCGGAGGATTGAAGTGGCGCTTTTAGCGATGCCACCAATGAGGTGGATAAGCCCAGTGCCGTAGAAACCGAGGCCCGGAAGGTACTGATAATGGACAAAGTATTGCCTCTTCTCAAATGACGGATCTCCTTCCCGCCAATTACGGCGGATTGAGAGGATCTCGCGGCTGGATTTTTCGATTGTCACGACATAGGGGAGTTCGATACCATCGGGGTTTTCAAAACCCGGAAGATCAAGATCAACACACATCTCAAGGATTGTGTGCCGGGTATCATCTGTGAATGATGGGGTCTCGCCCTTTACCTTGTCATACTTCTTTTGAAGGCTAGAGTAGTCTGGAGAAGGAACGGGAATATCAATGTCCCGGTAAAAACCACTAACC